GCAAAGCTACCAACTATAATCATAACCAATCACCCGAAGAACAGGCTGAAGGAGTTACTACCTAAGCCTGTAATCTCCAGGATAAATGAGGCTGGCAAGGGCTTTCTCTTTAACTGGAAGAGCTTTAGGTGAAAAACAGGTTGATTCGTGACAAAAAGTGGGTAGTATTTGTCACTTTGTTTTACAGATTGCTTTTGCGTATGCTTCTGCAATTCCCTTTACGTTTATTCTGGAACAATCCAAAACCGATGACCCGAAGAATGGTTCAAGTATCAAAGCAGGGCAATGGGTAAGCTCTAGGAACTTGCCGCCACGATCCTTCTTGGTGATCGCCTTTACCCCACGCGATTTGATAGTCGGAAACTCTTTTGAAAACTCTGAATCAAACTTCTTAGCAATCCTTCCACCAATCAAGGATGTATGCCAGTAAAGCCATTCATGCCCAGTAGCTTCTGGTGATGCCGAGTTGAAATGCAGCTCAATAGCTAGAGATGCCTTAGCTTCCTTTACCTGCCTAGCTACATCAGCCATCGCTGACCCGTAGCCATTACCCTTGTAATCATCCAAGATAACCGATTTAATCCCATTTAAATCCAGCATATCTTGAAGTTGACTTGCGACCTTTAAATTAAAGTCGCGCTCATTGATCTTCAGCGTAGGACTATAAGCCCCGCCATCATAACGTCCGTTGATCTTGCGGCTATGTCCTATGCAAATTGCAATCATAATCTCCAATAAACGTAAGTTAATAGAGCTAATACCAATAAAGCTAGAATCTCTGGCATCACGGTATCGGTTTCGTCGTCATTAGGTTCAAGGTTCATTTCAGTATAACTGCGTCACGATACGATGCGTCTGAATGGAACTTTTGTCCACGCCCTTCTAATTGCCCTTCCTCAAACTGGTATATCTGGCCTAGCTTCAGGTGGATTGTCGGGGGGTCGTAAAGCGATGACTGCTCGTAGCTTTCTTTGTCTCCTAGCTTCAAGACGCTTAATCCGCAGTTTGGCAGAAGGACTACCATCATCAATGCAATCGTATATTTCATCTTCTAATGTGTCTAATTCTCGTTCCGCACCCGTCTGCACCCAGAGGATGTAGGCTTGTAGTGCGAGGGTTATGGTTTGTATTAAGCTCAATCCTTCTTAAAGGTATTGATTAGCCCGATTGCAGCTAGTCCAGCAGCGATAATGGCACTAGATTGTTCAGGGCTAACTGTAATGCCAAAAGCAGTTGCGATGGCAATGATACCACGCCAGGTGGATTCTTGTTTTAGATATTCAATGATGATTTTCATTTGATTATTTGATTATACGTTTAATACGTAAAGCCCAATCTAACCTTTTCTAAAGGGTTGTCAAGACTATTTCCAAGGGGGAATTGTTTATCTCCTTTTTCTTGCAAAATTAAACAAGGTTATTAAGCCAACCAAGATACCGATTACCCCGCCAGTAATCCTAACCCCATACTCAAACTGCTCTTGGAAGGTGCTGATTACGCCTAGAAAAGACGCAACAGTTCCGATTGCTCCGTTGATTAGATTATAGAGGGGGGAATGTTCGTTCATGGCATTAAAGAATAGGATAAAAATTAAAAGGTCGATGCGTTAGGGTTGATGATAGCTTGTGGGGCTAGGTCTATCCGTGCGTCCAATCCACCAAGTGCGGCTATAAGCTGCGGGGTTTCAGGGAAGTCCATCGGGGTCAAGCCTCCTCGTAAGTTGGTTGCCATCATTTCATCATCAAAAGGAAGAAATACTTTGCCAGCGTGTGTTCTTGTGTAAATAGGATAACTTCCAGTAGTCCAGTAATAAGGTAATCCACGGGATTCTTGGGCGTTGCGGATTCCGTCTAGGACTGCTTGGGCGGTTTGTATGTCTGTAATAAATCCGATCATATTAAGGTAGAGTTAAACCTGTGCAACCTTCAAATAGGTTTTTGAGATTAAGTGAATATGTTTCGTTTTGAGCATCCGTTAAAGATGTCCCCCAACCGTAAAGAGTAAGCCGTGATGTTGATATAATAATGGGACTAAAACTTGTTCCACTATCACCTGCTAAATTGTAGCCCATAGTAATCACTTCCCCTGTTGGGAATGTTCCAGCGGGGACGGCCACTGATTCTAAAGCTGTGTAGCCTGATGTAATTCGGCGTGATGTAAGCAACCTTGTTGCATCAACGCTTGTGCTGATAATACCTGTTGGCACTGCTGCTGGGGTAGAAGAGTTTGCACAATAACTTCTTTGTATTGCTGTTGCTGAGTTTCTTCGGATCGCAGTAAATCTTGAGTTTCCTAATCCCCAATAAGAACCTCCGTCAACCGATGCAATTTGAGAAATACCAATAACCGAACTAAAATTTGTTTTAGAAAGTCCAAGTGTTCCAAAATTACCACCTCTAAAATACCCCGTAACCCCATTGCTTTCAACGTATCCAGTTGCATGAGTAACCCCACCAACAAACGTGCCGCTAGTTAAGCTAATCATGTCAATAGCGTTGGCAGCAGCTACTCCCCAGATAGGAAAGTAAAGGCGTTTTAGACTGGTGTAGTAGCCTGTTGATTTAGCTGCTTTGTAGAACTTATTGATTTCGTTTTTCTGAGTAGCTGAAACGGTAGCACCTGCGGCAGTTACACTTGTAATATAGGCTTTAGCACTAGGGTCGATTCTTCCAGCACGATATTGACCCAATATATTTCCTAATGAATAGCTCATACTAATAACTCCAACGTGATTGCATATTTGCGTTTGTCTGAATACGGGTGGATACTAATGCACTAGAACGCATTTCGTCAATACGGATTAACTCATCTGTTAGCTTATCCATAGCCTCGGCATCAGCAATTTGTGATTTCTCCATCTGCCCCTCAGACCTAAGCCAATCAGAATATGTTCCGTGCGCCAAGTATTCAAACCACTCGTCAGGGATCGAAGAAGTTGTTCCATTTGTTCCGTCACCATAAACGCTGGTTGTTTGCTTCTTGTAGGTGGCATATGCCGAAGCACTATTCAAGTCACCATCAACAATCTTTGCTCCTGTAAAATCTACATAGAAGTCAAAGTTCTGTGCGCTGTCAGCAATGTATGGTGCAGACCTATGAATAATAACAAACGTATCTACGGAATCAAGCCCAGCCTGCGTCCAAGGCACATAGCCATTCGTCACGTCTCTTTCCTCGCCAACAACCAAGAATCTAGGCCAGAAGTTACTAGCACGGTAGGCTCTCTTAGCACGGCTATTCACCATTGCCTTAATCCTCGGAAGCTCAAGGTTTGCAAACTCAACTCCACAAAGTGATTTGATTAACGGCAGAAGATCGGTTGTATAGTCCTTAGTTTGCATATTGTGTTAATGGTTAAATCTCACGCATTGTAGAGATTTTGTTACTAGCCATAGTCGGCTCAAGTCTCTGGAAATCTTTAATGAAACCTCTGTCATTCCAACATTCAGTTCCATATTTTTGTGCCATTTGAAGATACTCCCGTTGCGGAATCTCGGCTAGATGGGTCATCTTAGCACCCTTACGCCTTCCTCTATCACGGTAATCTTTGGCAATTCGTGCAGCTTCAATTTCACGCTGCTTGGTGATGTCTTTCTTCAGTTGCTCACCCGTAATAATCTCACGGATAAGGGCGTGTGTCATTGCTTCGTCGCTAGGTTGAAGGATCATGGTTTGTAGAAAATGGTATAGGCAGCGAGAGGGATAGAACCTCTCGCCACCTAATGGGTTTTTAGAAGTTGCCTGGATCAATCACGCCCACAACAACAACCACTTTACCAGCGGTCAAGCTGGCAACAGTGCCGTTCCACTCAGCCAAGATAGGCGTTGCGGAAGAAGCGATGCCAACTGGTTTCCAGCCTGCAAGGTAGGTGGTAGTTCCTGCGCTTTGGACGCAAATGTCACCACTGTTGCAAACAGGAGTGCCACCATCGGCATCCCATGCGTCAATGAACTCATCTGGGTCGCCAGCAGTTGTGCCAACGTCCAGCGTGATGTCCGAAGCACCAGCAAGGGCTACTTCTTCATAAGCATAGGCAAATGCCACAGCACCACCAGCAGGGATAACCCCGATAGTTACTTGGTTTGAGCTGGTTGCGTTTGCTGCGATTTCTGCGAAGTCAGCAACATACACATAGGTGCGAAGGGCTGATTCGTTATTAACAAGTTTATATGCACTCATAGTATTATTTCTTATTTCTTATTAGGTTAATTAGTATGCGATTTTACCGTGTGCTTGTGGGGATTTGCAAACAAGCGTAAGTGCAGTTTTAACGAAGCCACGCTCACCTGCGCCTTGGTTCTCAAGAGCAACAGATTCAAGTGGAAGCAACGTGCCAATGCCAAGATACTTAGGATCAAGGACATAACCAATGTT